ATCTGCGGCTGATTCAGCAGCGTCACTCATTGGTTGATCTTGATCTTTTACATTGCCTTCACGAGGATCAGTTCCAGAACTCATTGCACCAATCATGTATGGATAACTACCAAACCAAAATCCTGCACCTGAATATCCAGACTCACGTTTACGTCCAAATCTACGCCGTTGAGTTTCTTCTATATTTTCAGCATTATTAAATTGAGAAGATAGATTACTTGCCATTTGACTTACTCCATACCTTCCGTAAGTTCCACCTGGTCCACCAAACATCCCTTTGCCATTTCTATAAAAGTCATTGTTTGCCATAATTAAATACCCCATTAGGATCAAAGACGTTTATAGACTGTGTCACTAATTTATTACCTGTTGCTCTTGCATGGTGTCCGCAAAAATACAGTTCACCACTTGCTAACGTTGCACGAACCATTGCTTGTGCACTGCATTGGTCGCATCGTTCGGTAATAGCAATTGGCCTAACTGTGTCTACCGTAGTTGACATTAAAAGAATCCTGGTTTTGCTAAAGGAACATTGGCATTAGGAGCCATGTTGTTTTGAAAAGTTGGTTGTTTTACTGGAGATGGACCGTCATATTTTGGGTTTAAAGGCATGGCTCCCATCTTAGTCATGCTCTGTTGATTTGATGCAAACTGTGATGATGACAAATTTTTGTTCATAGGATAATTTTGCCTCTTTTATCTATTACTGTATGCTCATACCAGAAGGAGCAATAATGCCATTATATCAATACGCTTGTGTAAGTTGTGATCTTGATTATGAAAAAGAGCGCAGCATAAATGATCCAGAAGACAAGTACTTCTGTGAACATTGTGGATACGCTCTAATTCGAGTTTACTCTCCTGTTACAACCGTTTTTAAAGGCGGCGGTTTTTACAAGACAGACAACCGTTAGTTGTAGTTAGGGTCAGTAACTGCAGGAGCAGATTTTGTTGCTTTATCTGCGGCTTGACGATTTTCTACTTCAACATCGGCAACAGTTTTTGCACCTTTGTCAACAGTTGAAAACGCTGCGTTAATTTCATCAAGAGTAAGTTTTCCATCATCCATAAATGCACGGGCTAATTTTTCAACAACAGCAGCCACTGCAGTTAATCCTGCAACTGTTACTGCCTTTACTGTAGAAATACCAGCAATAGCACCAGCACCAATAACTCCAAGACCTGATGCTGCAAATACAGCAACAATACGCATTAATACATTTTTAAGACTTGCCATAGCGTTCTTCATACCGTTCTCTTTTCCCCCTCAAGGACCAGATACTATTATCAGTCTTGTTGGATGCCCATACGTTCTAAATACTTTTCTTTTTCACTCATTAAGTACTCTTTGATACGGTTATATTGAATTTCGGTCTGTTCTTCTGTTGCTTTTATTTGTTCTTCTGTCATTTCTTTGTTTAAATCCTTAAATGTTTGAACGGCTAAATCCAATTCGGTTTTAGCGTATGCGGCTTGTAATTGAGCCTGATGCCATAAAAATTCAGCGTGTTCTTCTTTTCTTTGTTTTTTCTTATCTTGAGTTTTAGACATTCCCAAAGCCTATCACAATTTAAATAAGCAGTTTTTGCGTCCTCATGCTTAGGAGGCGCATATTAAGTTGTTACCCTAGGGTAACTTACTTGTACTGTTCTTTCTCAACATATGGACCTGAAGTAAAGGCTGTAAGTTTTGCCGCAATTTCCATAGCCTTCATTGGTTTGACTCCAGCATGTAACGCACCCAAGGCATAAGTAGCCCCAGAACCAACAGCGTATTTGCCATCCACACTCCTCATTACTGAAAGATCTTGGTCAATATCAAACAACTCTCCACCAACAGCCATTAAGAATTGAAACCTTAATCCTTCTTTAGATTTGTCATGGTCTTCATTGAAGTCATAACCATTTTCGGTTAGACATTTCCTAAAAGAAGGCATTGCCTTTGCAATCATAAAATGATAGATATCTTTTGTATCTTTAGCAGTTAATTTTGGCGGATTCCAAATGTGTTGAGCAATATCGCAAGGAGATACCTCTCCAGAACCAGCAATTATAAAATCACCACGTTCACTAATTTTTGTCATTTGTGGATGTCGATAGATACGACCACTCTCATCTGTTACTTGATTGTCTGCAAGTAAGATGCAGCGATCTTCATACTGTACTCCGATGATTGTTGTCATGGGCACCCCTCTCAGTAGAAAGCCCCCATAGAATACCAGAAATATTTACGGGGGCTATAGGGGTAAAATGTCCGATTTAGAGGAATTTGACCAGTTCTGCCCAAGTCTTAGGACCAATGATTCCATTTGAGTCAATATTGCCATGATTGTCTTGGAAGGCAATTACAGCCTTCTTTGTGGCTGGACCGTAGTCACCATCCGCAATTAGACCTAGAGCCTTCTGTACAACTTTAACGCCTTCGCTCTTATCACCAGGTTTAATTTGTCCTGGGAAAGTTGGAGCCTCTGATACTGGAACTTTTGCCTTTACTTCATTTCCAGAATAATTAGGACGACCAAAGCCAACTATAGAGACCATAACCTTCTTCTTGTTAGGAAGATAACCACGAACCTTTTTACAAACCTCACCACCATTTCGTTGGTCACCCTTAGCATCTCCAGCGGTATTGCCCTCGATACACGTGACTGTCCCGTCCAAGTTATTGGATAGCACAATGCCCACGTGGGAGATACGGTCTACACCATCTCCTGGAAAATCAAAGTAAGCGATGTCTCCTGGCTGTGGGGAAGCCGTTTTAGCATCTGACCATGTGCCCATTTTTTCAAATGCACCAGCACCTGCCACAGTTGAAACTGTATTAGGGACCTTTACACCTGCTTGATTGGCGCACCACATAACAAAAGAACCACACCACGGCAAAAAATTTGCTTTAGTAAAGGCGCCATACTTTGTTTCATTATCTTTAGGACCTTCAATAGTTCCAATTTCTTTTTGAGCAATCTCTAGTATTGCCGCTGCTGTTCCTTTGTCTGCCATATCTAATCCTTACTCTGGAATTGTGTCATTAAATTTATCTAAGGGAATCCGCCAAGAATTCTCTGGAGGGTAATGATACTCGTCCTTTGTGCATTCCTCAACGGGAAGCCAACCATAAACTTCTACCTCTGAGTAGTAATCTCTATCTAATACTCGAACTCCTACTAGAACCACCCCTGGTCTGATGTCTTTGGGGAATACTGGAATCTCATCTTTAGTTCTTACAGACTTCACTTCATACACTGGCATTACATCTGGAAAATCTTTTCGAAATGAGTGCTCTTCATTTGTATAGAATGGAAATACAAATGGCTGTTTATATAACTTGGCTACAGCATACTCAGCCACAATAGTTCTAACATTTGCAGCAATTTCTGGTTCTAAAAATCTTTTGTTATCTCCAGCATAATTAGGGCGATCTATTGATCCAAATTTTATCATCCAGCGATTTAACGCTATGTCAGCGCAGGCACGAACTTCTTCTTTCGACAGGGTAACAATCATTACCCCAACCTATCACATAATTAGTTAAGCCTTTTCTCCCATACGGCTTAATAGTGTCTGTGTTCGTTTTGAGGGTTCTTTAGTTAAGAAGCCTCTACCCTTTGCCTTTTCATATGGAACTGGAGTTTTAAATTGATCTGATGTTGGATCAATGATTTTGCCCGATTTGTGTTTAAGAAACCAATGACTAGTTCCCTCATGACTAACTTGCATAGGAGTATACCCAGCAGCCTTACCCCCTAGAGAATGATAGACAGCCTCACTTGCTACGTAACAATGTCCAGTGGTCTTGCATTCGTGTCCACGAAACTTTGGCTTACGTAGGTCATCACTAAGATGCTCTCTAACATTAGTAACTATTTGATGATCGTAGTTGTTCATTGAAACTGCTTAAAGTGAGCAGGGTGAACATTAGTAGGCACGTACTCTTTGCCCATACGTTCGTCATGACTTCCTTTATCGGTGAAGTTAGTCATCATTGCTAGATGACCACCTAAAAAGTTTTCTTTACGTTCACCTAACCCTGGCTGACGATACACAGTCACGGGCACGTGTGAGACACCCTCTGCCATTGCAGCCTCTAATCTATGATGACCCTCACCAATAACACCCCATTTATTCTCGTGGTCATATGCAACCATAATGGGATTGTTAATACCTTTGCCTTTTTGAATGTCGGACCTAATACCAGCAATAGTCTTTTCACTAGATGGCTGTGCATCAGCACCTCTGCGTCTGTGTTCCATCAAAGGAATTAGGCGCTCAGTCTTAACCATGCCAGTAGCACTCTCTGTCTTATCACCTTCAAGATGACCTTTGCCACCTGCTTTTCTTACCTGAACATTCTCAGGAACAGGAACACCAAATTGTTTTTTATTTAACATTAGTACCAACTAATTGGTATTAACGCTTTACGGTTAATGTTGCGTTGTGCCGCAATGCGATGATGGCCGTCATGTAAGGTAAGTGACTTATCATGATGACTCATCATTTTTACAGGGGTCTTTACACCTTCTTCTTTAATACTTTCATACAAGGTTGGATTAGGGTTATCCCCTGGTCTTCCCATTGTTCTTACTTTAGATTCACGTAACTTCTGTTGAAGTGTATTTTTTTCACGACGTTTTCTATCTGCAGGTTTTTTTGTACCAACAGGAGTACTGTCATCTCCCCAATTACCTGCATCAGATAAATTAGCATGTTTAACAATTTCAGATGCAGTCATAAACATAGGTCTGTTGCCTGCAAATAGTTGTTTAGATAGGTTATCTTCAGCAGCCATTATGCTTTCCACTTCCTTGGTGGAGTGTAGGTGCGTGTGCGATCTCTCTTATCACTTAACTTGGTGACAGCAGTTACGTGCACGGTGCTGCCCTTCTTAACAGGAATCTCATTCTCCCAGTACTCATCGTAAACTTGATTCTTATGCAAAACGTCAGGACGAGTTTCACGGTTCTTTCTAGCCACTTGACCTTCAATTACAACACCTGGACCTCTTCGTATTGGATTACGTGCAAACCCCATTGCTCTTTCTGGATCATCTGTCCAATGCATACCTAAAGGCTTTTTAATATCGGTAGTAGAACTTAATCCACGATATAAAGTACGAAATTGATCAGGGGATAAATTAGGCACGGTTGTAATCATCCTCTAAACGAGTGATGTCATCTTCTCCAAAATACAATCCAAGTTGTGTCTCAATAAATACTAAATCTTCTTCACCTGTATTTTTAATTCGGTGCGCTACACCTGTTTCAATAACAAATGCGTCGCCACCTAGACACATCGCTTCTTGACCATCTAGAGTAACTGTCCCCATTCCATCAACAATTACCCAATACTCACTTCGCTTATCGTGCACTTGATATGACAAGCGTTGTCCTGGCTTTACAACAATGCGCTTAACTTTGTGTGTAGCAGTATCTGATAGCACTTCGTAAGTGCCCCACGGTCTGTTTTCTATCATTCTTCATCTTCCCTTGGCTCAGATGTTTTGCGCTTCTTCACGTTGTAACCTAACTTCGGGCCCTGCATAAGATCTTTGATTCCTTCGGCATTAGACATCTGTGTCTTATTTAAGTTGCTATTAACCCACGCTGATATATGTTCAGCACCGCCCTCTTCATCAACGTCTTTAACTTTAAACCGCTCCTGGACGGACTTTTTTCCATAACCAGTCTGAGAGTAACCTTTAAACTTTGCTTTCTTCTTCATTTCTTATCCTTGGGAGTAAAGTGTTCGTGAGGCTCGCCGAGGCCGAATTGTCCTGTGTCATGTAGGTGTTGATGGTAATCAAACTTAGTCCTACGTGATCCGTCCTCGTTAGGGGTGGACATAAACTTGTTTCCTTCTTCCATACTCATGGCGTGCTTGTGCCATCTAAGTGCATGGTAATCAACATGATAATCTTGAGTTGGATGTGGAATCCATTTCTTTGTGCTCACTTAGTCACCTTGCGCTTTGTGACTAGTTCTTCAAAATCTTTTATCTTCGTGCCGCCACCATATGTCCATGCATAACCTTGATCTATTAACTGTTGATTTAACGAAACAGTATTACCGTCTAAGAATAACCATCCTAATATTCTTCCGTACTTTTCTGATGAGTCTGGTTTCTCTGTCTTAATGACAATGTCTTTTGCCGCCGCTATTTCTTTTTTAATCTTTTCTTTAACTTCAACGCCGAGGGCTTTTTCTTTAAGATCGGTAGTACGACTCTCAGGCGTATCAATACCCGCTAGGCGCACACGTGAGGAGAATGAAACATCAAAACCCAGATCAATGTCGACGTCGATAGTATCGCCATCAACTATCTTGTTAACCTTCTTTACACGATACTCGTACATTATTTTTTAACCTTTGGTCGGTATGGCTCAAGACGTGATTTAACTGTGCCATCTTTTCGCATGATGACTATCCAGCCATCTTTAATCTGCATCTTGTTGAATGGCTCGTTACGTGAGTATTTGGCGCTCATTCATGTTCTCCTGTAATCATAAATCCGTGAGGGGAAGAGTAGAAGCGTTCACCCTCTATGTTCCCAGATTCTTCTTTAACTTCCTTGCTAACTGGTTCTACTTTGTAGACCTTCACTGGATTCTTTTCAGCGCCCTTTGGCATTTTAGTTTCGCCAAAGAATCTTGCTTGACCAGGATCACTTGTAGCCCATGCACGAGCCATGCGGCTTTCACCTTTAGTCACAGCAGGTAATATAAAGCCACCACTTACATCTGCACGAGTGCCATGGTACATGGG